ACCAGATAATGCAACAAATGTGATTTGAATATAAGATGGATTTGGTTGCTGATAAATATCATCGCGACCAGCCTGATGCTGTATGTCGCTTATTGCAATGTCAGTATAATCCACACCAGCGACAGTTAATTTCCAATCTGGCGACCAAGCAGTCATTATCCTGCTGCTGCCTTAATTGCTTGATAACTTAATGCTGGAGTTGATCGGGCTGCGCTTTGATTAACTACCTTAGCCACAGCTCTTGCAGCACCTTCACCATCAATTGCATTAACAGTTATATTTGTAACTTGACCCATACCGCCACCGCCAAAATTACCACTTGTTTTTGGAACTGATGGCAATGATGATCTACCTGCTGATGGTGCTGGGTTTGGTAATGCTCCGATATTAACTCCGGGAATTATATTAACTGCTCTAATAAGTTCATTTGCAAGTGATACGACTAAGCCAATTGCTTCTCTTAGGAATGTAATAAATCCAGAAATAATGCCCGAAATACTTGCAATAGTTCTGCCAAAACTTGCAGCACCTTGCTGAGTTTCTGACAATGCTGCATTTAATCCTTCATCACCTGTAAGTCCTGCAATAAATCCGTTTAATGCTGGAACACCAACATCGTTAATAAATGTAATAAACTTTTCAACTTGTGGCAATAAAGCAGTTCCTAGACTTTCTTTAGCCTCATCAAATCCAACTTTTAAGCGATCAATCTTGCCTTGAAATGTTTCTGCGTTTGCAGCTGCTGCGCCACCATAAAGTTCTGATAATTTAGCCTGAACTTCGGTGAAAGATAATGTTGAAAGTTCGGCTTTAGATAATCCAAGCCCTAATCTACCAAGAGCAGTTGTGTTGCCATCCTGAGCACGACCCAACGCATTTGCAACTGTTTCTAATTCGATCCCTTTACCTTTTGAGATATCTAATGCAAGGCTTAACAGTCTTTGTGCTTCACTAGTATCTTTTGTCGAAACCGCCAACCTCTGCATGGCTGGGCGTAAACTGTCATCGGCAACGCCCGTTGCTAAAGATGTTTGCAGAATAAAATCCTCAGTTGCCTTTATTTGGTTATTAGTAGCACCTGTGGCAGTCCGTAATGCATTGGCTAACCTAAGTTGTGCAGCCTCATCCTCTATTGCAGCCTTGACCCCATCAACGGCTAATTTAGTGCCATAAGCAACGGCAGCAGCAGCAGCGACCGCAAATGCAGCAGCAGCCTTCTTTCCAAATGCTGAAATCTTTTCGCTGTTAGTTTCAACGGCATTGTCAGCTTGATTTAATTTATTCTTAAGATCATCAATATCCGCAAGGATCTTAAGCGATAGGGTTCTGGTATCTCTTGCCACTTATGCCCACTTATCTAAAATGCGATTGTATGCCGCTTCCCACTTGCTAATCAATTCAGGCTGAATTCTGCGAAGCGTTGGATAGATAAACCATCCACGCGAACCTCTGCCTTGTCGTCCTGAATATGCAGGGAACTGTTTGAACTTATTAGATCCAAACTCAACACCACCCCATAAGGTTTGCGTGTTAGCCCCACCTGAAAATTTCTGTCGTGCGAAACCATATTTGAACTCACCGATTTTGCTGGACTTTGAAATACTAACGCCGTCTGCAACTCTCTGCGCAACCTTGCCTGATTTTGTTCGACCTCTAGCTGCTGTTTTAATTTCCTCAGCTGCGTATGTCGCCAGAGCAGCAGATTGAATTCTTGCTTCCTCAGTCGCTTGATCATCCATAACTTTGAAAGCCTTGAGAATATCGCGTATGTCATTGCGACTGTAAGCAATGGTTTCACTTGCCATACCTCGCCTCCAATATCTCTATCGCTGTCAATATGTCGTCTGCATCAACCCATTCACTCATTGGTATTTGTGTGGCAATTGCCAACTCAACCAATAATCTGTTTAGGCTTCCTGCTGGATGACTTTTGGGTCTGCATCACCGACTATTACATCGGCAATAGTTTCCATCCAAGCCTCAAATGGTTTAACTGGTTTTCCAGCAGCTTCACGCTTGTGTGCGTTGTATGCTAAAAACATCAGATCCCACATTCCAAGTTTTTCTTTTGCTTGGCTTATAGTATGACCAGTTGATTTTTCCCACTTAGCCCACTCAGGCGGTTGGGCAATATATGTTGCTTGCTCGCCTGAGTTATATTCAATTGTAATTGGTAACTTCATTGTTTGCTCCCGTTTTATTTTTTAACTAAAGGTTTCGGTTACTGCGCCTTTAGATACTGTAAATGTGAATGATACTTCCTGTGCATCAATTCCTCCACCACCAGCAGTTGGAAACTCTGGCTTTACTGGGAACACAAATTGCGCTCCTGATGCAGCTGTAAGTGTCATGCTGATATCTGTATCTGGTGCTGTTTCAGCAGCAGTCCATAGAGCCTCACAAACTGAGTTTGCTTTGCCCCAGTCAGCCAACATATCCAATTGGAATGTTCCTGAAATATTTGTGGTTTTGTAAGCCTCGCCCTCAAGTGTCTGATACACCTGACGCTCATTTACTTTTGTTAATACTGCATTGGTCGCTTGTGCTTGAATATCTGTTCCACCTGTGAAAGATAAACCAACATCACGACCGGTAATTACGACTGTTGCCATGATTTCTCCTTATATTGTTTGCGTGTAGTAGGTAGATACTCGAACATCTGCGATAAGCAGCGTTGATGCACCAACTTGGGTAACTGTCGGTCTTTCAACCGAGCTGACAATATATCCAACTGGAATTACTGCCAGAACACTTATTATCAATTGCTCGATATTGTCGAGCGATGCAGGATTGCTGTTATATGCAACTGCAACTGAAATCGTAAAATTAATCTTTGCGCGAATGTTTGATTTGCTAATCGTTTCAAATTCTAGATATGGGCTATCTGGAACAACTACTACTGCTGGAGGAATAACTGTTTCAGGCACAAATGCATAAACATTTCCTGCAACGGTGGCTAATGCACTCGCTAAAGGTGTGCGAATCTGTTGAAGGATTGTTTCATTAGGCATTTATTGAGCCATGCTTTCGGTGTCAATATATGAGCCAAGTAATCCAACACATTTGTTAAATAATGATCTACCCATTCTGAAAGGTGTAGCTGTAAAATCTACTCCTTCAATTTGTCCTCCGCCTGCAAGTCGGGCTTGGAAGACTTCAACTGAAACTGTGTAGACGGCTGATTGAACAGCTGCATTTCCAACATAAGTTGATCCGCCAGAAAGGGCAGCAACTCCGGATGGGATGACATTAGCCTCGAGTATGTCGGCATTAGTGATCGATTGCGAAAAGGTATATTGTCCAAGATTATCTGCCAGCACAACTCTTGTTCCGTTGTAAGGCGATCCGCATCCTGTGATGACAACTGATTGTCCTTCCGTAAATTCATGTATTCCTAGTGTAGTGAAAGTAGCGACATTATCTGTCAGCGATACCTTCTCGATTGGTGCTTTAAATGTAACTAGCATTGGCAAAATAACTGTTTCTGCTGTGTCAATAACTTGATTTAGGTAAGTGTCGTCATACAAGGCAGATGACACGCCAAGCACAGATCGCAACTGTGTAGCTGTGATAATAGTTGGCATGTCATCTCCTTACTCCCATTAAAGGATGCCTATGATCGGGAGCAACCATAGGCACTCAGTTAATTACTTAATTAAGCAACTTTCCATAGGTAAGCACCAGCACCGACCTTAGTTGCAATTGCACCATAACCATAGTAAGCAACTGTGATCTTGCCAGTTGTTTGGTTAAGTGCAGTTTCTAGGCGATAGCGTGGTGATTCGAACCATTGGTAAGACTCTGGATTTACAACGATTAATGTGTCATCGCCAACTCCAGATCCAAGTCCACGATCAACGCGGAAGTTAAGTCCAAGCACATTTCCACCAATTGAGCCAGGAGTTACGCCTCCACCACGATTCTGTGGGTTGATGACATTGGTGTAAAGAGGTAGGTTGTTTCCATCTACCAAATTCATAATTGCACCCCATTGACCTGTTGATGCAATTAAGTTTTGTGCAAATCCAAGTGTGTTGCCATAAATGCTGACAGCAGAATCAGAAATGAAATCTTGGAAATTGACATTTGACATTGTGCGGTTTCCGCCATCAGTTCCACCTGCAATTAATGCGTTTAGAACTGCGTTATTTGTTGCATAGGCGTAAGCCTTCTCCATCTCTGCAACTAATACATCAAAAAATACTGGAGAGCTGCGATCTAATAGCTCAACTGTGAATTCCTGTCCGCCAGCATACTTCTTAACATTTACAGTCAAGAATGATGATGTCATTCCGGTTTCGCCAATTGCGCCTTCCTCAGCAACTTCTGCTACTGCTGGAACAGCTGTGATCTTAGGAATTTCAAAAGTCATTCCTGCATCTGGTAGAACGCCAGTTGTGATTGAGTCAATTGCTGGGCGATTAGCATTTGATAATGGGTTAATGATCTCAGTTAATTGACGAGTTGGGATTAGACCTGCGTTGTTTGATGTTGTGTCATCAGCAGCGCGAACATACATTCTGCTTTCGTCATTTCCTAATGCAGCGCGAACTGAGTGCTCCAAATAGGTTGCTTTGTTGGTAATTGGTGAGCGTGGCTTTGTGTAAGCAACTGGTTGAGTTGCTGATACTGCCACAGGCTCGGATTGAGCAGCTTCTACCGCTTCGGTGGCGATAGGAGCTTCTGATGTTATATCAGACACTTTTTCCTCCTGTGTTGTTTTATCCTCAGCGGTTGCTTCGGAATTCTCTGTTGGTGTTTCAGTTGCTGCAACATCTGCAACTCTTGCACTATCGATTGCTGGATCTGTTACTAAACTAACCTCAATTAATTTAGCTGCTTTGATTGACATGACTCCATCTTTGTTTTTCCAGTCATCAACCATTACTCCAACGCTAAATCCATCGCGTAATCCCTCAGCTGCTTCTAATAATGAATCATCGCCAGCAATAGTTCCAGCGATTTTAAATGTGGCTTCAATACCCGCATCATCAGCTGTAATGTCCATCAATTTACCAATTGGTCGAGTTCGATCATGCTCTAATAGCAATTTTACTGGTTTTGAAAAATCAATTGAGCCTTTTTCAAATACTGTTGCTCCTGCTGATGTATTTCCGCGCTCGCCCCAAGTAACAATTGTGCCTGAGATTGTTCGCTTGCGATTGTCGGCAGCGGTTAATGTAACTGGGAAATTAATCTTCATCGGATTAAGTCCTCCTCCTCTTGTATTTGCTCGACACTCATCGCGCCAATGCGGTTTAGGATTTCATAAACTTGCGCACGCTCTAAAGCTGATCCACGCAAGAAATCGTCAATGTCAAATTTAACTTCAATGCCATTTGGCACAAAATCTACAGCGGATAATCTTTGCTCCAATGGTGTGATTATGTTTCTTAAACTGAAATCAATAAGGGCTTTTCTTTCCATAACAGTTGTGCTATAAGTCATGCTAGTAGTTTCAGCAGATAAGAATGATGCTGGTATTCCCACAGCTCTAGCAATTTCAGTTGCAAGATATTGGCGTGCCTCATTTAATTGTAATTTTTGTGGATCAAATCCTAATGCTTGCAATTCAACATCAGCATTTAAGAATGCAGTTGCTCTTGTTGATCTGCTGGCT